ATCTGTATAGCATCAATCCAAGGAACCCCAAAACCCGTTGTCATATCATTCCGCCTCTCCCCAGCTTGGGCCGATTTCGACATCACACTTGCTGGGTATCTCTAATGATACAGCATTTTCCATGATTTTGGCAATACTTTCTGCATCTTCACGATCTTTAACAGAAATTGCGATTTCGTCGTGAATTTGAATGAGGGGTACGCCCCTGTTCATAAATATTCACCATTGCCTGCTTTGTCATGTCCGCGGCGGACGCTTGGATAAGCCTGTTCAGGGCTTTATAGGTGTATGCCCGCTTCAGGCGGGTGGTTTCCCCGTATTCTTTGACGGCATCTTGATAGGGCAGAGCCTTGTTCATGGCGAATGTGTCGGGCTCCCAGAGGTCAAAACGACACTTTCTGCCCAGTAGAGAGCGGACAGAGCCGCTTGAGCCGCGGTCGTTGAGCCGATTTTGGACGCCATTCATCAGGCCTTTAACGAACGGGACGCGCTCATGATACTGCCGGACAAGGCTTTTGGCTTCATCTACATCAATATCTAGCTGTTCAGACAGTTTGTTCACGCCCATGCCATACATCATGCCAAGATTGATTGTTTTGGCCTGCTTGCGCGGGATCGACGCCATTTCTGCCACCATCGTATGAAAATCCATATCAGGATCATGTCTATAAGCATCTACAAACTCCTCTACCCCCGCCATCTGCTTGCCGCGGGATTTGCCATATACATATGAGTAATGCACCAAGATGCGCGGTTCCTGTTGCGAGAAATCAATCGCCGCCCACTGCTCACCCTCTTCCGGCAGGAACAGGCTACGGATCATCGGGCCAAGTTCTGGGTCGCGGGCAGGGATTTGCTGCAAATTGGGGTTAGACATGGATATGCGCCCCGATACCGTGCCGCCGTCATCAGAGCGGATCTGGTTGATATGCCCGTGGATGCGTCCGTCACTCCGGCAGTGCTTCATAATGGTGTTGATAAAGGTGCCGCTGGTCTTATTCAGGTTGCGGGCTTTAACAATTAACTGCGCCAATTCATGCGGGTGGTCTGCAAGAAATGACTTTGTAAAAGACGGTGCGCCTTTTTCTGTGCGCGGGTAGGCAATGCTCAATTTATCGAAGGCCTTGGCTATTGACGCCGCCGCCCAAAGCTCTACATCAGAACCAGCTACGGATTTAATCCGTTTGATAATCTCTTTTTCCTGCTTAATTAAATAATTTCTGGTTCGTTCGACGCGGTCTTGGTCAACGCGGACGCCGCGCCAAGTCATGTCAATCAGGCAGGGTAGAAGTTTTAATTCAAGTTCGGCGATAGGCCAGAGGTCTTCTTTAGTCAGTTGCGTAGCCAGATAGTTCCACAAGTCGAGCGTGATCTCAGCGTCGTTCTGTGCGTATGGCCCGACATACATAGCGGGCATCTTCCACATATCTGCTTTGGGGTCGAGCCCAAACTCGCGGGCGGCTTCTTGTAGCGTTTTCTCTGTTTTGATTTTTCCCAGCAGGTCATAACAGAGGCTGTTCAGACTGTAGCTGAAGCGGTTCTCGTCGAGTAGCGCGGCAATTAGCATCGTGTCGATGATCTTGCCGTTTAGCGTGAAGCCCATCCGGCGGATCCAGCCCGCATCGTATTGCGCGTTGTGCATGATCTTGTCGGCAGGGCACTCAAACACTTTCTTGAGCCATTTATTAACGATGCGCTCGTCCAGATTGCCGCCACCAAGGTGGCGGATCGGGATATATCCTGCCCAATCCGCTACCGCGATAGCGTAGCCCACTACCTCACCATCACCTGTAGGCCATCCGGGGCCGTTGGTTTTGATGTTTGGGTCGCGGGTCTCGACATCTATAGCAATTTGCTTTGCATCAAAAATGTCGGGTAGCTCTGCGGGTGGCACCCATTCACTCTTGGGGCCGAACATGGTCATCTGTAGTGCCATCAATCTTTCCTTACTGTGGCTATTTCCTTGCCACATTTAACGAGCACCCAGCCTTGGGCTAGGTACTCTTCCAAATGTTGTATCGGGATGAAGCGAACCATTAGTCCTCTCCACCAAGTGCGCCGTAGCCGCAGATATCTACCCAGCTATCTTCATGTTCTGGGGTTACAATGAGCCGTGATAGTTTGACTGCCACCATACACTGATAGACTTGCGAGACAGAAATCTCTTTGTCCAGAAGCACAGACCACATCTTGGCTATGCGCTCGTGGTTTTCGTGGGCATCCCCATATTCTTTGGCCCGTGGGCCGTTGACTAGGCTCTCTGCTTTTTTAAGAATTTCTTCGCGTTTCATTTAGCCCACCACAGCAAAGTAGCTCCTTTATGCTGAGAAATATGCAAGGTGTGAACCTTTTCCCCTACAGGGCAGGTTTCGCAACTTAGGGTGAGGCTCAAAGCATTACGGCGAGGGGAGGGGTTATTTGTTTGCCCGTTATTCGCGGTAACCGTTTTTGTATCCCCGTTGAATGGGTTTACTTCAACCACCTGCACCACATCGTCGTCGTCTTCCCGCGCATATACAGTTATTTCTTCATGGTGCAGGGTGTTGGGTTCGCCACAAGTTGGACAAACTAGGCTTTTTTCCATTAAATGTACGAGTTTCATATCCAATAACTCCTGTTCGTGTCTTCGGGTTCAACCAAGTAGAGGTTCTGCTTGGTTCTGGTTACACCTACATAAAACACTCTATGCAGGTCATCTGGCGCGTGTTCCGCGGCGGATGCGGCGGCAGGAGACAAGTCTGTATATAGCACAACATTGTCTGCTTCGCCTCCTTTAGATCCGTGGATCGTGGACAATTCAATGCGGGGTATGGCGTTAAACTTTTCGCCGCGCCGCAGAAGAGCCGTGATGTACGCACGGTCGCTGTCGGGCAGTTTATCCATTGCCTCGTGCCATATCATGTCGATAGTGGCTAGCAGGCCGTGGTTTTGTTGCAGTTCTTCTAGGCTGACTGTTTCATCGTCATCTACAGCGGGTAATTTTTTAAATCCGCGCTTGACTCTGTCACCGACTGACATATAACTGTACACGGTTCGTGCGGCCTTTCCGGTTATTCGCTTGCCTTTTCTCATTTGTTCCCAGCCATTGACGGCTTCACTTAGTCTTTCTGAGATTGAGCGATAGCCTTTCCGGCTAAAAAGGAATCCACGGCTTTTTAAGTCTTCCGCAGTGGAGTCAAGAAAGTATCCGGCTTGAGCCAGCACGAGCCACGAACCCTCAGAAAAATCTATCTGTCCCGTGTCTATAATGCGTTGCACCTTGCCTGCGTCTTTGCGCGGCAGGTAGGTCTTTGGTACGCGGCGTCTGATGCGTTGGACAATGCGCTCAGCTAGCGGATGGACGGTAGCGGGTACGCGGTAGGACTGCTCTAACACTTCGTAGCCTCCGTTGAGGCCGATAAAGTGTTCGACATCGGCACCTGCCCAGCGGTAGATGGCTTGGTCATCGTCCCCAGCGCAGTAAATGCGGTCGGAGTGTTGCTCTAGCACATGAGCCACGTCCCATTGTAGGGGTGACAAGTCCTGCGCTTCGTCGATAAAGGTTATGGCTAGTCGAGGGCAGAACCCTGCGCCGTCACGCACAAACACTTCCAACATATCGGTGAAGTCGTAAAGGTTAAACCTGTTCTTATATTCCTGTAGAGCGTCGGCTACATATTTGACATAACTCCACGACATCGCCATTTGGGTTTCGTCATATTGTTGCCGCAAATCCACTTTGCGTAGACGGGCGAGGTTAATCAGGCTGATTAGCGGGTTACTATTTTTGTTCAGGTCAAACAGTTCGTCGCCGCTGATCTGGTTTGCGTCAACCCGCAAGTCAATGCCGCCCAAGGCGTGGCCTAGTTCTTTGTAATGCTCTGCCTGCATGACTTGTTCTTGGCGGATACCAGACAGCTTTAAGGCAAAACTGTGCAGGGTACGGAACCACGGCAGTTGCGATTTATCTAGCTTGAAGCGAGCGCAGGCGCGTTCGACAGCCTCGTTAGCGGCTTGTCGGGTAAAGGCGAAGTAGCCGATGTGGGCGGGGTTTACGCCTGCTTCTAATGCCTCATCTACTTTGTTAAGCAGGGCAGTAGTCTTACCAGTTCCGGGCGGGCCGTATATACGGAATATTTTAGTTTCCATTAGAAGGAATCCTACGACGGTAGTTACCTAATCGGCTTCGTATGATTTGATTGATTGCCGGTTTGCTAACCCCTAATCTTTCCGATATCCAATCCAGTTTTCGGAAATCTAAATAGTACTCAACAATGAGGTCGTTCCGCTGTTTTTTGGCTTTACGCTTTTCTTCGCGGATCTGTCTCAGGGTTATCTTTTTTTCTTTTTCTAAATCAGGGAGCGTGTACCCGTGGTTATCAAGTTTTGTTCTAATCTCCCGCAAACATTTCTTCCCCAAGTTAGGTACGCGGAGCAAATCAAACTCCGCACAGAACTCAACAAACTCTGTCAAAAACATTGGGGTAAGGTTTTCGTTTCGTAGGCAGTTGTAAGTTCGTACTGTCCACGGGATATCTTTGACATAAACAGGAACTTCTGGGAAAGTTTTTAAGAAGTTTTCTTCAGCTTCAATTGTGGCAACAATCTGTCGTATTCTTTCACGAGAAACCCCGTATTTATTTGCGACGGCTTGCAAAGTCCGCTTCTCTTCCACCCGTTCTTTGTAAATTTCCTGATTCCTAGTCAACATCGTATAACTCCTCCACGCTGTTAACACGCTTTACGAATAAAGGTGTTTCTTCGCCCACCCACGCTCCGACGACGTTGTAGTACATGAACTCAACAGCATCGTCATAGTCCAACCCATCTCGCTCACATAGAATGGCTACGCATTTATCAAAGTCATACACCACTATGGTGGGTTGCCCCGCCCTTTCTCCCGTGCCGATAACGGCATCATTAAATCCGTCCGCTAGTAACATTAGAAAGGTGCCTCCGTTTGCTCTGACCCAAAGTTGGGGCTGTTAAACTCAATATCTCCTGACTCAAATGCTGGGACTTGCCACACCCTAACGGTTCTGGCTTTAATCCGCAGAACGGTGCTGTCGCCGCCTCTGTCTCGTAGACGCTGGGCTATCTTGTGCGACTTGTACTCGAAGAACTTGTTGCGCTTTAAGAAAGCCTCAAAGTCTTTAAGGCGGAAATATGTCAGACCCTCGTCTTCGTCCGTCCAAGGCCGCTTGAGCAGGATCTCTTCTTTGTCGTTAGCTTTCTGCATATGAGCGCAGAACTCTTCCAAGTAATCGTAGAATTGACCGCTGATGCTGGCGTCTTCTGCCACCTCCATAATTGCGCTTTCATTGTCACGCATCTCATTCATCAAAGCGCCGATACGCGCCTCCCAAATCTGCTTGCTGACAGAGCGCGGCATAAAGTTAAGCTGCTCCATACACGCCTTCTGGAATACAGGCTGGCTCATCAGGGCCTCTGTATCTAACTCTAGCGGCTCCCCGTTTACATCCACAAACCAGACGGGTGGGACAGAGTTGTATTTGCGCAGGTTGGCAATAGCCGCGCCTTGAATAGCCGCCCCGACGCCATGCTTACGGGTTTGGCACAACTCTTTGTTACAGTGCGCGTTAATCGGCGCGTCACTACACTTATATGTGTAGTCTTTGCGGTTAAGCTGCTTGGTTATCACCGTGACTTCGTTGATAGCCAGTGGCGGGTCTAAGTATTGCAGGTTGTATGTCATGATTTCGGTCTCCCAGCTATCTGGGTAGGCCTTGCGTACATACACTCCTAAATTAAACAGCCCGTTGTTGCGGGCACCTTCGCCTATCTTGTTCTTTACTAAAAACTGTAAACAAGGCGGCCCGTCTTTAAGCGTGGCAGACTCTGCCTCCTCGCCTATTTGCAGTTGCAGTAACTGCTCTGGCGTCTGCTTGTGCGTCTCGTATAACTCAAAGAACTCGTCGAGCGTGGCAGATGTGCCGTCGTCTTTAATCGCGTAGCGTAGTCCGTCTTCCGCGTCG